TTAAACTTCATCAAGTAGAAACTGAAACATACGCACAAGAAAGAGTAGCTCTTTATGATCACGATAAGTCTCTTATGGAAAAGGCTTCACAAAGTACTGTAGACTTAAACGCAAAAGTGCGTCCTTATGTAGCGTTTACTTTCGTAGGACTTCTTGTATTTACTGATGTGGCAGGTCTTTTTTGGGCTATATGGACAGGCGTTGACTTTAGCATGGCTATGACTGAGATATTTTCAGATCAAGAGATGGCTATTGTTTCTAGCATTATTGGCTTCTATTTTGGATCTCGTCAGTGGGAAAAGTTTAGTGGTAAATGAGAGTTTCCAACGAAGCTATCAAGATGATCAAGCACCATGAAGGTGTAAGGTTAAGACCATACCAAGACCCTATTGGACTGTGGACAGTGGGCGTGGGTCATCTAATTGGCAACGGTAAATCTCTTCCCACAGAATGGAATAGATCGTTTACAATCCAAGAAATTGATGAAATTTTACGAAAAGATTTAGCGAGGTTTGAAAAAGGTGTCAAAAGACTATGTCCTGTTCCTCTTACACAAGGTCAATTTGATGCTTTGTGTAGCTTTGCTTTTAATTGTGGCCTTGGGAGATTACAGTCGTCAACCCTCCGTCAAAAGGTTTTGCGCGGGGATATGCAAGGCGCCGCTAACGAATTTCTTAAATATACGAGAGCGGGTGGTAAAGTTTTTAAAGGGCTTGTAATTCGTCGCAAAGACGAACGAGCTTTATTTTTAAAGGGTATAGAATGACAACAGCAGTAGCAATGACTTATGATAGTTTGGTTGAAAACATTCAATCATACCTAGAGCGTACAGACCAAGCTACGCTTGATAAAATCCCTCTCTTCATTATGCTTGCAGAGCAAGTTATTGCGTCCGAGATTAAGTTCTTAGGCAACCTTAATGTTGCTAATTCAACTTTTGTAACAGGTCAGAACACAATTCAAAAGCCTGCTCGTTGGCACAAAACCGTGTCCATGAATATTACTGTAGCAGGCGAACGTCAACCTGTTCTATTACGCAAATACGAATACCTTAGAGAGTATTGGCCTGATGACACACAAACAGGCATACCTAAATTCTATTGCGATTATAACTACGACAATTGGTTAGTTGCTCCTACTCCTGCATCAACCTATAGCTTCGAGGTTTTATACTACGAACGCGTACAGCCATTAGACTCTACAAACCAAACTAATTGGTTCACTATTTATGCACCACAAGCATTGCTTTATGGCTCATTGCTACAAGCTATGCCTTTCCTAAAAAATGATGAGCGTATACCTATGTGGCAAGCACAATACCAAGCCATTATGAATACACTTAAAACTGAAAATACTCAACGAATTGGAGACAGACAGGCAACTGTTCTTGATACATAAACATGACTACATACACCTCTCCCTTTGCAGGCGACGTTATTTTACCTACCGATGTAAGTTACGCGTCGTATTCAATATCTGCTGACCTAACGCTTGTATGGCCTGTTAACGGCAACGTGTCGACAGACGTAGCTGCTCGTATTATGGACATCACACCATCAACAGGTGGTTTGTCTGTGTTTCTTCCTCCTGCAAATCAGGTATCAGTAGGTCAAGATGCATTTATTAAGAACCCAAGCGCTTTTACATTAACTATCAAAAGCTCAACAGGAGCTACACTAGGAACGCTTACTGCAGGCGCTACAAGATATTTTTATTTAACAGACAATTCTACAGCTTCAGGTATTTGGTCTAACATCGCATTAGGCATTGGAACATCATCACCTGACGCAACGACACTAGCAGGAAATGGTTTAAAAGCAATTGGAGCAACTTTAAATCAATCCTCTCCAACGTCTTCTGTTAATGCAGGTTATACATTTTCAGGCGCTGACCGAGCTCAAACTAAAATTTGGGGCGGTGGTACAGGTAGCGCTAATTTACCTGTTGCAAGCTCTTTAGGTGATGATTGGTTCTGCTTCTTTAAAAATAACGGAACAGGCACGCTTACTATTAACGCTCAAGGATCAGATACTATTGATCTTGCAACATCAAAAGAATTTCAGCCAAATGAATCATGTATAATTATTTGCGATGGAACTAGCTACCTTACTGTTGGATACGGGGTTAGCAATCAATTTGTATTTCAATCTATTACTAAAGAAGTAACAACAGGCACATACACACTCACAACATCAGAAGCTAGTTCTCTTATTCAAGAGTATGTAGGTACATTGTCAGGTAACGTAACTATTAATTATCCACCTGTAGTCGCTTTTTATATTGTAAGTAATCAAACTACGGCAGGTGGTAACACTCTTACACTGCAAACAGGAGTGCCAGGTGGCGCAACAGCTACAGTATCCGCAGGGAATCAAGCTACATTAATTTGTGATGGTGTTAACTTCTACAATGCAAACACTGTGCAAGCAGGGGCTTCTGTTACATCTTTAGCTAACGGTAGCGCTGCTAATCCATCTCTAAGTTTTGCATCAGAACCTAATACAGGTATCTTTAGATCAGGGTCAAATGCATTTAATGTATCTATTGCAGGAACAGACAGACTTGAAGTTAATGCAACAGGTATTGCAGTAGTAGGAACAGGAACTTTTAGCGGAGGGGTTCTTGGGGGAACCTTCTAATGACAAAGAAGGTTTTTGCCCTCGATACTCAACCTGGCATTCAACGTGACGGTACGATATTTGATCGTATTGTATATACAGACGGTCAGTGGGTAAGATTTCAAAGAGGTCGCCCTAGAAAAATATTAGGTTATCGTGAAATCAGTGGTGAATTGGCAGGTCCTTCTCGAGGCTTGTTCTTAGATCCGCAAGGATTATTTAACGTAGTTTTTAACGGATATAATAATGGCATTCAATCGCTACCAATCAATAATTTTGGCATTGGTTCAGGTGTCAATGATTTTACTCTTTCAGACTTCACCCCAAATGATGCTAACCTTTGGCAATTTGATTCAGAATTTGATTCTCAGGGTAGCGGTGCTCAAACACTTCTTGCGCACCCTGGTTTAAATTTAAACGACATTGCAAATGAAATTAATACACCTGTATTAGGCGGTGATATTACAGGTACTTCTATGTCAGCCATTGGTGTATTTACAGAGACGGGCGACACCACAAACGGCTTACCCACAGTCACATTATCCGCAACAAGTCTTCTTGTAGGCGCAGGTCAAACAGTAACGGGCGTAGGCATTCCCGCAAACACAACAGTCGTATCTATTGTAGGTACAACGCTTACCTTATCTAATAATGCTACCGCAACAGGTACAGGTGTAACACTTACTTTTGATAATCAAGTTGATGTATCAGGTGGCGTAGTTGTTTTACATCCATATGTATTTGTTTATGGTAACAACGGATTAATCAGAAATTGTTCCGCAGGAAATGTCAGTGATTGGGTATCCCCTGATGCCAACGAAACCAATGCATCAGCTACAAAAATTGTAAAAGGTTTGCCTTTAAGAGGTGGTTCTAACGCTCCATCAGGATTATTTTGGTCTCTTGATTCGCTTATCCGCGTAAGCTACGCACCAACCAATATAGGCATCCCAAATAGCGCAGATTTTGGTGCTACACTTTATTGGCGTTACGATATTATCTCGTCTCAAACATCTATTCTCTCATCACAATCAGTTATTGAATACGACGGTATTTACTATTGGTGTGGTGTTGATCGTTTTCTATTATATAACGGTGTGGTCAAAGAGATTCCAAACAGCATGAATCAAAACTACTTCTTTGATAATTTAAATTACTCTCAAAGACAAAAAGTTTATGCAACTAAAGTGCCTCGTTTTGGTGAGATATGGTGGTTCTACCCACGAGGTAATTCTGAAGAATGTAATGACGCCATTATTTATAACATAAGAGAAAACTGTTGGTATGATGCAGGATTATCTCTAGGATCTCAAAGATCAGCAGGATACTTCTCTCAAGTATTTCATTATCCTATTAACATGGATTGGAATGTTAACACATCAGGAACAATCGCATCACGTCCAACTATAGGTAATGCAGGGTCAGGATATACGAATGGCACTTATTACAATGTTGCTTTAACAGGTAGTGCTACAGGCACAGGAGCTTCAGCAAATGTTGTAGTAGCAGGCGGTGTTGTTACCTCCGTGACCATGTTTAATTATGGATCAGGCTATCAGGCAAATGATATTTTAACGCAAGAAATAGCTGTAGTAACAGGAGACATTAACGGAACTGTAATGACAGTCACTGCTGTGACCTCAGGAACGCTTTATGTAGGTCAATATGTAACGGGTGCAGGCATCACTGCAGGAACTAGAATATCAGCTTTTAGTTCAGGTAGTGGGGGCGTTGGTACTTACATCGTAGACACTTCATCAGCTTCTACAGGAAGCATTACAATTACTTCACAATTTATTCCTGCAGGTTCAAATTTTCAGATAGTTCTATCCAATACAGACATACAAAATCGCGTCAGCCTTTTCCAACACGAGATTGGAACTGATGCAATTATTTCAAATACACCTGTAGCTATATCAAGCTATTTTGAGACAAATAATTTAGGTTGGGTGTCAGGTGGTCCTGCACAACAATCAGCAGAAGGTGCTAACTATTGGCTAAGACTTGAACGTGTAGAACCTGACTTTATACAAAGTGGTGATATGAATTTATATGTTACAGGTCGACCATTTGCACAATCCCAAGACTCAACAACAGGTCCTTATACATTTGCTCCTAACACAAGTAAAATTGACATGCGTGAACAGCGCAGAGAATTACGATTAAAGTTTGAAAGCAATGTGGTTGGTGGTGATTACCAATTAGGTTATCTATTACTAAGCGCCGATATTGGCGATGTGAGACCGTAATAATGACTATATCATTAGTATACGATCCAAGGTATCATACATTTGAGTCATGGGCTTCTTTAATGTCTGAGGCTTATGCAGGTCAACAATTACAAATTCCATCTGCTAACGAAGATGAATGGAAATCATGGGCGGTAGGATTAAATGCTATTGACGTGTTTTCTAATAACGCTATACCTGACCCTTATCAATTTGAAGATTGGCAAGATTGGGCTTCTGCGGTAGTAAATGTAGTGAATCAAAGGGTCGTCGTATAATGAGAAAAAGCAATAAAAAATATAAAATGAAAAGACAAGTTGATTTTAGGTTAGGCGACGCTTCAACCGAAGAGATTGTCAAAAGAACAGTGGAAAGACTAGATCCTGAAGGTGATTGGGAAGAGGTATATGACGCTATGTATTCGGCGCTACAAACCAATCAATTTAGAATGTTGCGAAGTGGTGACACACTAGCGTTTTATCATGTCAATACTCCAATAGCGGACGAAGCGCATTTATTTACAATAGAAAAACAAGAAGATCTTATGGAATCATTGAGAGATTTAGGTCAAGCATTTAAAACTGCAGGATTTAAAAAAATTAAAGGTATTACAGAATTTCCAAGCATTTTAAGAATTTTAAGAAAAGCAAACACAATTAATTTTGTTGTTAGAGACAAAGCTCTTAGAGCTTACGGTGAATCAGGTCCTATCATCGGTTATGAATTTGAGATTGAGGTAAAGTAAATGGGTGGCTTAGTTAAAGGTGCATTTAATGTAGTTAAAAGCGTGGCTAAGTTTGGCATTGACATGGTAAAAAGTGTTGTTAGAAATCCATTGCCTGTTATAGCTACAATTGGTTTAAGTCTTGCTGCGCCTGGTATTGCAAGTGCAATGGGATTTACAAAACCATTCTCATCCTTAACGGGCGTTGCAGGTCCGACAGCGTTTGGAAAAACATTTGTAAATGCTGTTGGGCGAGCAGCAATTACTGCGGCTACGGGAGGAAATCTTTCTAATATAGTAGCAGCAGGTATTACTCCATTCTTTAACTCACCAATCTTTCAAGAAGCTTTAGGTGGTCTTGGTGGTGGCTTTGTAGGTGAGTCATTAAGTAAAATTACCGATTTTGTAAGCACGCCTTTAAAAGCGGTATTTGGTAATGATTGGGGTAATGTTTTTGCAGGAGCTTTAGGTGATTCAAGCGTAGCAGGATTAGTAGCTGCTGTTACAGGACAAGACATTATAGCGGCTATGGGATCAGAGTTTGCAACTTCAGCTGTTTCTACAGCTCTTGCAAGATCTTGGAATACATTAAAAACAGAAGTGCCAAGACTTTTACAGTCAGAAACAGACATACGAAAAAAAGCGCTTGACGCAAAAATAATGAAAGACACTACACCTACAATTGGAAAAGTGGAAAGCTTACAATATAGCATTAATAAAAATATAACCGAAGCAAATAGTCTTGTAGATGAATACAATGTTATTCACAAGAAGGCTTTGGACGCTTACGACAGAGCTAACCTTGCTGAAACGCAAGCTGACTATGATAGAGATATAGCTGAATATTTTTCTTATGAAAAAGCTTTAAATGAAAAAGCTAATCTTATTAATCAGCTTTACGTTCCATCAATTAACGAAGAAAAGGCTATTCTTGAAGCTGAATATAATGCAAACAAATCAGTTATTGATGATTATATATCGAGGCTCGGTGAAGTAGGACAACTAACTCAAGATTATGAATTAGGATTAGGAAAAGTAGTAGCTGAAAACGCTGACTTTAGAATGACAAGCGCTATAGCTAAAGGAGATTTTGTAGAGGCATCTAAATTCTATAATGAATTAGTAAATACAAACAAAAGCCTTTTAGAACTTGATCCTAATGCAACTGTTGTAACACCTTCAATTAGCGCAACATCTCAAAATATTTTAAGAGATATTTATTCTACTTCTGATGAAACATTAAGGAATCAATTAATTTCTCAAGCTAATTTAAATCAAGAGTTTAATAATATTAAGGCAACTGCACCTGATCCATTGGGTCCATTACCGCCTTCTGTAACCCCTCAAACACCAACGCCTGAAGCGCCTAGCATTGTCGACGCTGTTACTGAAGCACCTGCTCCTACAGAGCCAACTCCTACACAACCAACTGTTCCTGAGACACCAACACCTGTGCAACCAACACCTGTAGAGCCAACACCTGTACAGCCAACCATTCCTGAGACGCCTGCGCCTGTAGTGCCTACACCGCCCACACCTATTGTTCCTGAAACACCTACCACAGACGACAGAGCGCCTGGTTACGCAGACTTACCAACACTACCTGAAGAAGGCATAGGTCAACCTACTCCACCCACTCCTACAACACCAACTACACCTCCGTCAGGATCAGGATCTAGCACTATTGGCAATATTATTGGTGGTGCAGGTAATATAGCAGGGAATATACTCGAAAATGCTCTTATCGGAGCAGGAACTAATGCTGTTGTTAACGAAATCCTTGGTAATGAACCGCCAACAAGACCACCTATTAATAGACCAAGACCGCCTGCTAAAGTGGACGTAAGTACATTAAGACCTTACACAGGACCAATGTTTGGGCAACCAACTACACCAACAACGCCTACGACACCTACGACACCTACAACACCTACAACACCGCCTGCTAAGGTAGATCCATCAACATTAACACCTTATACAGGGTCTTTATCGTTCTTAGGTCAAACTACAACACCACCTACAAATACTACTACACAAACTCCAAGCGGTGGTTTACAATCAACTCAACCTCAAACCCCTCCAACTAAAGTGGATGTAAGTCGATTAACACCTGTAACTGATACAAATCTGTTAAAAAGCTTGGGTATAGCATAAGGATAAATATGGCACTTCCACAATCAGTAGATCCAACAACGTTAAATTTAAGCGGTAAGCCTGCGTTATCCACAGTTGCTCCTTCTACAATTACTTCAGCAGGCGCTACAGGCATGCCTAATCCTACAATTGCTATGGAAACAAACGAAATTCCTAGTGGCGTAGGAGCTCTTTTAGGTTTTGCATTAGGCAATATGATGGGCAATAGAGGGATGTTTCCTTTAACAGGAAATAGACCAAATCAAAATGTAAACCAACCTACCAATCCCAATACTCCATCAGGTCCTACAGGCGGAACTCCAACAGGAAACATAGGAAATGTAAATAGTGTTTCTTTGCCACCAGGTACAACACAAGCACAAATTAATGCTCAATATGGCACAACCAATGGTCAGCCTAATTACCAAATATCAGGCGTTAATATGTCAACAGGTGAAGTTATTGCAACACCAAATCTTAATATTGGTGGAACAAACTTAGGTACAAATACAGGCAATTTTGGGTTTGAAGCAGATACAGGAACCACTACAGGTGGTGGAACTACAACGATCCCAACAGACACAACACCAATAGCCAATCAATTTTTCCAAGATTCTCAAGGAAATATTTATGACGCAGACGGAACATTAATTTATATAAATCCTAGCAGACCTATTTCAGGCGGTAATATTTCAGGTGGAGATATTTCAGATGGCACTACTTCAGGTGGCACTTCTCCTCAATATTTACAAGATGCACAAGGTAATGTTTATGATGAAAATGGCACATTAATCTATTACAATCCAAGTAATGCGATACCAGGTACTAACGACGGTGGCGGTGGATACGATCCTAACGCACCCGAAACAGATCAGTACTTTGAAGACAGCTCAGGTAATATTTTTGATTATGCAGGTAATCTTGTTTTGGAGTTCGGCAATGGTTTCTACTACGAACCTGATACAGGTAATTTTTATGATTTAAATTTTGATGTAGTAGGCGATGACTTTAATCCATATCGAGACTTTTTTAACATACCAACCTTAGACACAGGTGATTATGATGACTTTGATTTCGGTGATTGGTTTGACTATGGCAACTACACATCAGGTAGCACAACATATATAAAAGACGGAGGCTCTGTGAGAAGCGGATTAGCAACACCATTATTTAAAAACGGCGGTTCTGTACCTAAGTTTAATAACGGAGGTTTTATGAATCAGGTAGTTGCAAATCAAATGCCACAAAGTGTAAACGCAACCTCAGAACAGCCTATGGTAACTTCAGGATTAACAAACCCTGTGCAAACTAATTCATCAGGATCAGGTTTTGTAAATTCAATTAGTAATTTCTTAGGCAACAGCGGAGTATCAGGCGCGCTATTAGGCACGCTCATTGCTCAAATGCTTAACTCTTCAGAGCAACCTGTAAATACAGGTGTTGATATGACAGCGCTAGGAAGATTAGCTCCACGCACAACGCCAACAGGCCCTGCTCGATTTGTTCCATATTCACAATACGGTACACCAACAACACCATATGATTATTCACAATTGTATGCAAACTTAGGCATATCACCATTCGGCGCAGGTACAGGAGCGCTCTCTCCAAGTGTAGCTCCAACAGCTCCTGTGTCTGCCCAACCTACAACACCACCAACAGCACCTGTAGGTGGATTGCCTGTTGTTACACCGCCAACAACAACTCCAACACAACCTGCGCAAACAACACCACAATACTTCCAAGACGCTGATGGTAATATTTACGACGCTAATGGTAATTTAGTGTATGACACAACTACAGGGACAACTACATCAATAGCGCAACAAACTGTAGCTCCAAGTACAGCACAAGCAAGTGTAGCTCCTATGAGCGGTTTAGCTGTGACAACACCTGAAGCTACATCATCTTATTATTCTTATGGGTCTGATGTAAACCCATCTCAAGTATTAAGTTCTAAAAAAGGTGGAGCAATAAGAAAATTTGCTGACGGTGGTTTATCAGATTTAGCAGTAACATCTTTAAGTGATGTAATGGAACCTATGATGGTTTCATCTTCTGCTGAAAATTTTAGTCCTGACAGTGGCGTGGCATATGATGAAGAAACAAAGATAGCCACAGATGCTTATGGTAATACTATGGACGTTAATAATTTTGTAAATATTTATGGTACACACCCATTAAACTTTATGGATGTAATCTCAAGTGAACCATACAATCCTGAATATTCTGTTGAGTATTTTGATAAGCCAACATACACAGTACCTGAGTATTTTAGAGGTCAGGATGATGATTTGGTATACGCATTAGGTTCTCCCGAGACATATAGAAATGACACGGTTATGCAAACAACAGCTATGCCAACACAAACTCCTGCTATGCCTACGCAAGGCGCATTGACACCAACACAAGTATCTACGGCCCCAACACAAGCGCCATTCTCTGATTCACCAACATTCAGATATAGTGGCGCACGCAATCCTTTATTAGCAGGTTTATCTATGACACCAACACGACCATACATGCTTGCTAAAGGTGGCTCATCACATGGTAATCCTAATGTGCCCGTGTCAGATAATCACAATCCTAATGTTCCTACGATACAAGGTCGCCAAGACTATAGACAAGGTGCTTATGTACAAGGAGCGGGCGATGGTCAATCTGACGACATCCCTGCAATGCTTGCAGACGGTGAATATGTCATCGATGCAGAGACAGTAGCACAATTAGGTAATGGATCTAACAAAGCAGGTGCTAAAATGCTAGATAAATTTAGAGAAAATATTCGCGCACATAAAAGAAGCGCACCCACACATAAAATACCGCCAAAGAGTAAATCTCCATTGGCATACCTTAAAGGAGCAAAATAATGGCTAATATATTTCAAGGCGCGCCGTTACCTACCGTAACCACTACAGAACAGAAACAACAGGTCTTACCTGAGTTTTATACCAATTACTTACAAGATGTAGCTAATCTTGGTACAGGTGCTGTTCAACAAGGTGGTGTAGCAGGCTTCTCTCCTTTACAACAACAAGCTTTTCAAATGGCGCCACAAGCGGCTTTTTCAGGTGCACAAACAGCAGGTGACGCGGCTTCTCTTTTAGGTGCTGCGGGTACAACAGCGGCTCCGACAATGGTTGGTGCATACATGAATCCATATATGTCTAACGTAGTGGATGAAATGTCACGCTTACAACAACAAAATATTCAACGTAGTATTCTACCTGCGTTAAGAGGTGCAGGCGTAGGTACAGGTAGTTTTGGATCATCTCGTCAAGCTAACGTGACAGGTCAAGCATTAGCTGATATGCAACGTAACTTATTAGGTCAGCAATATAATGCTTTATATTCAGGTTATGGTGACGCTATGAAAGCCGCGCAAACTGATTTAAATCGTCAAATGCAAGCAGGTCAAGGTTTAGGTAATGTAGCTCAACAACAATATCAAATTGGTACAGGTGGTCTTGATGTGCTTCAAAAATTAGGAGCTCAGCAACAAGAGTTAGGTCAAAAACAATTAGACTATCCAATGATTCAAGCACAAAATCTTGCTAAACTATTTACAGGATTAAATGTTCCTTCAGGCGAAACCTTACAAAAAGTTGGACCAGGTCAATCAGGACAATACGCATTAAGTCCATTATCACAAATTAGTGGCTTACTCACAGGTCTTGGTGCGTTTATGGGTAATCCATCAGGTACAGGCACCACAGGAACAGCACAACAAACAGGCTTGCAAAGCATTCTAAATTTACCGCAAGCGGGTTTTGATGCACTTATAAATCTTGGCAGAGGCATTGGCTTGCCACTTAAAGATGGTGGTACAGTTGGCTATGCTAAAGGTGGTAAAGTAAAACCTGTGCCTGCAAACTTTAAAAACTATTTAAAAAATAAAGCAAAAAGGAATTCATAATGGATGAAGAATTACAAGGTGGATTAAACGCAGTCAATCAGCCTGTAGAAATTCCTGCTGTTCCTCAAGAAACAACAGAAGAAGCTTTATACAAAGGTGATGCTACAGAGCGTCTAAGAAAGCAAAGACTTGCGTATGATGCGCACCTTCAAAAAATGATTGAAAGCTTTAAAGGTAGAACAGCTAACTTGGGTTATGATCCTAAATTGTTAGCTATGTCTCGTGGCTTTTTAACGCCTGGTAAAACAGGAAGTTTTGCAGAAAGCTTAGGTACAGCCTTCGGTGGCTACAGCGAAGCAGCACAAGAAGAACAAAAGATGAATATTGAAGATGCAAAAATTAAAGCAGAGCTTTTAGGATTGCAACTTGGTCAAACAGAAAAAGACTATGCGCTAGAAAAAGAATTAAAAGGCAGACAATATTTGCAAGACGTAGTATCAGGTAAGCTTGGTAGAACAGGCGCTCCAAGAACTGTAGCTCGTACAGAAAAATTATCTGTACCTGATGCATACAGTCTTATCAA